CCTGCTGAGAACGGCAACAAACCTGCTGAGAACGGCAACAAACCTGCTGAGAACGGCAACAAACCTGCTGAGAACGGCAACAAACCTGCTGAGAACGGCAACAAACCTGCTGAGAACGGCAAGACTGCACAATATGCTGGGCTTGCAGACTACTTCTATGGCAAGATGGCTAATGGAAAAATACAGGCACCTAATGTCGAACATTTACAGAGGCAGGCTGAGATGCACGATAGGCAGGCAGGCGATGAGCAGAAAAATGCACAGCAAAACTTTCGGGTAGGCAACAGTGACTATAGGGTCGAAGCCGAGAAAAATGCAGCCTCTCAGGCAGCTGCCGAGAACGACCAGAAAGTACATAACTTAGGAGATGCTTCTGCTGGAGCTGCTGCCCTTGAACGCGATGTGAAGGCTGCCGATTACAACACATATATGCAGCGTAAAGACCAGCAGCGTGCTGAAGGGGTCAAGAACTTGCGTGAAATGTGGGGTTCAAGGCAGACTGCTGAAGAGGAGCGTGGTGCCATAGGTAAGGAGAACCATGACTACTTGGATATGTATGTCTCGAACAACAGGTCCAATGCTTTGTCCGAGGGAGGTAATCCCGATGGCGAAGGTACTACTAGCAGTGATGGCAAAGGCAACTCCAATGGCACGGAGCCGAAGGAACAGCCCCCTGATGAAGCAGAAACCAGCGATGATGGGGACGGCAACCTTCATGTTGTCCTCAATTATATTGAGGGCAGCCAGAAGGATGCGGATAAATATACCACGCCTTCAATACAGGCATTGATTAAAAAGTACGGTGTAAAGCCATTGCCTCCAGAAAGGCAGACTTTTGACCGAAGTGCCGATTATCTTGTAAAATGCCTGTACCCGAAGTTTATTGAGGACTACAACGCCGCTACGGGCAGAAACGTGGGCGACCCGAATCAGGTTGATGCACAGACTAAGGCGGACATCGACGAATATGTCAAAAAGTCCAATGTACAGTTGCAGGACCAGCAGGAGGCACAGCAGAACGTGAACACTGCATTGGGCAGCATACGCTATTAGGAGGTTGTATATGGCGATACCTAAATTTGTGATAGACATGGCATTGAAACTCTTTATCAAGGAGGCACTGGACCCTAACTCGCCTGTCCATAAGATGATTGTCGAGAAGGTGGGTGATGTTGCCGGGAATATGATAGGCTCTGCATTGGGTATGGGCAGCAACGGCGGAAAAGGCAGTCCTGCATCGCAGGGAGCACAGGGGGCGGAGGGTGCCTCTACGGATGCCTCTACGGGTGCTCCTACGTCTACACGCTCCGAAGAAGAGATACAGGCAGAAATGCTCAGGTACAGGCGTAATCCTTTCCAGATGGCAGTGGATACGGTACTTCCTGCGGCAGCCAACATTGCAAAGGGTGCCGGGACTGCCGCAAAAGGCTATAACAGTCTTCTTGGAAATGCCCTTATGGCTGTCTCTCAGGGCTTGCAGAGTCCGGGATTCAGCAATCCATTTGCGATGGCACCTGCAATGGCAGCGGGTGCTCAGGCAAAGGGTCTTGTACAAGAAGCTGCTGGGGACACTATCCATGATACGCTTAAGTATTGGGCAAATGACCTCAAGTCGAACCGTGAGAAGGAGCAGAACATCGAGCTTCTTCTTAGAGAGCATCCTAGCGGAGCCTACTACGAGGACAAAGGGAAGACGACGAGAATCCCTATGAACAGCTAGGAGGCTGACATGGATGAGATAATGAACGCTCTTGCTGAGGTTTTCAGTGCTTTCTTGCAGTCCGATGCTGTCATGGAAGCCATCGAACCTTATGTAAGTTCAATGGTGGTGTCCGACTTTAATCAGAAGGTTGTGAAGAATCTTGCCAACAAGAAAGAGCCTCTTACGGAAGACGAGCTTTCCGCACTCATGTACATCATGGGGAAAGGCGACGGCAATCTTGACCCTTCATCATCAGGGGAATGGTCTGACGACATGGTGCAGGAGTATGCGGATAACCTGCGTAACTTCCTGTATACATACAAGGAATCCGCTACGAAGATAGACCCTTCGCTGGACCCTACTGAGAAGCACAGGGGTCCTATGGCACAGGACATCGAGAAGGTTGCTCCTGATTGTGTCCGGGAAACACCTCAAGGTGTCAAGGTTGTTGACGGCAACAGGCTTGCTCTTGTCAATGCTGGTGTCATAGGCGACCTTGCAAGGCGCATGATTGAACTGGAGGATGCTGTCTATGGCAGAAACTAATAACACTTGGGTGACTGACCTCAACGCCTACATAAACAGTACACATGATAACTCACAACAGCAGCCGCAGGGGCAGACACCTGCCTCCAAAGAAAATGAGCTTCAGCAGAAAACAGCAAGGATGTATGAAATTCTTGGAAGCAGGCGGATGAGCACTGCTCAGCTGAAGGCACGCCTTGAACAGCTTGCTAAGAACAATCCGAAGGAATACTCGGAGCTTATTGACTGTGCAAGGGTGGTTCGTGACAGTGAGCAGGGTGCAGCTGCATGGTTTAAGTCCGCCGTAGATGTGGGTGAGCGCAATACTCCCAACAGTATGGCGCGCTACATTCTGAGCAAAGGGAAGGGTGACAACAGCAGGAACATGTCCTACTGGTCGGATAAGAACGCAAAGGATACAGCCGACTATGGTACTACTATTGACAGGAGCAGCCCCGAACAGCTGGTTGTCATAATGAAGCAGATTAAAAGTCTGTATGACAGGGAGGTTCAGGTGTATAAGGGTATACCTGATGAGCCTCAGTTCGCTGCAAAGCTGGCTGCTTCTGAGTCTTACATAGAGCAGTATTTAGGTTACTGGAACAGGTGTGCTCAGAAGATAAATGCTTATCAGAGTGACCCTGCTGCTTATGTGAAGTTTCTCAGTGCTTACGTCAATAACCCTATCGAGCCTATGTCGGCGCAGGAACAGGCAGCCGTTAAAGCACTGATAGAGTACATTAAGAAGGGGTACAACCTTACGGATGCTAAGAAGGTCCTTGCATGGTCACTGAGAGTGAACAAAAACCTTAACCCTTTGCTAAAAAAATAGGAGCTTTGCATGTCTAAAAGAGAATTTGGGGGTCTTTCCATAAACTTAGGACTCAATTTGGATGAACTTAGTGGTGGTACTCAGCCTACTGGTACTCAGCCTACTGGTACTCAGCCTACTGGTACTCAGCCTACCGGTACTCAGCCTACTGGCACATCAGGAGGAGAGACATCAAGCTACAATAAAGGGCAGTATACTGACATGCCTATAGCGCAGGTTCCGAGCGACCCTAGAGCGAGTGCTACTTCCAAGCAGTTGCAGACCATGAACATGTACACGACGGAGGATGAGGGCAATGACCTCAATAGGCATGGTAAAAGGCAGAATCAGATTGTGGACGATTTTGCGATGACTCCTGAGCAGTGGTACAAGATGTATGGCTACTGGAACTGGAACCTTGCGAAGAATAACCCTAACGGCAATCTCAATAACCGTTCATTCAACACGACGCTCAGCCAGTCACGTTTGGCGGATGCCTTCAATAACCAGAGGCATTGGAGGGCTGCCAAGATAGGCAGGCGCACGAACAGCGGTTTTGGTACGAATGAGTATCAGGAAGGCTATTCCGAGAAATGGCAGCCTATTGAGACACAGGAAATGAGACAGATGCGTGCTGATGAACGTCTTGATGAGCAGGCACGCAGCCGGCAGGTAAACAGGGCTGAGAACATTCAGGACTACCCTCTTGAATTGCAGAAGATGGCGGACAAGGTTAAGTCAGACCTCACCAGGTACGCTTCGCAGACAGGAATTGACTTGCAGCGTACTATGCAGGCTGGCAAATGGAACGCGGAGTATGGTCAGAGCTGGTCAACGTACTGGAGCAACTTTATGAACAAGTTCTCGCAGGAACTCAGCCTTGATATTCGTGACAGGGTTATGACAAAGATATCCCAGCTTAAATATCCTTTCTCACAGATATATGCTTCTCTTAGCGGAGGCATGGCACCAAACCCTGCTGTTATGACTGCATACCAGTACCTCAATGCTTTGACCGAAGGTGTCAGTGACCCTAAAGAAGCTGCCTTTCTACAGATAGGGGGCTTGAGTATGCTCAGTGGGATGCTGATGAGTCCTGTGCTTAATGGCTTCAATTCGATGTTCAATGGGGCACTTCCTTTCTTGAACCTGCCACATGAGACGCCGCCCACCGATTAAATAAGGAGAAAATATGCTACAGGTAGATATGAGGCATTTTGCATCTGACGCTTTGGAGGATGCTATGCGCCTGGCACAGACAAAGGCACTGAACAGTTACACGTTCTCAGACTGTCTCAGCTTCCTTAACTACGCCTGGCGCGATATTTATGACCGTATGGCTGCTATAGATGACGGCTACTACGGTGTCAATGTAAGACTTACTAAGGCACTTACGAAGCTGCCCCCTTTTGTAAAGAACTCCATTCAGATTTATGAGGCACAGTCCCCTGTAGGCTATGACAGGTACGTGTACCGGTCAGCAGGAAGCAGCGACCTTACTGCCTATGGCGTTTACAAGATAAGTGGCACGGAGCTCTACTGTCCGAGTGCTGAAAGAAGGAACGTATGGCTGTATTATGTGCCTATCTGTCCGCAGATATTCTTTACGCACCATAACCGTGACCCGAAGCTGTATGAGAACAGCATCGTGGAAGGCGAAGTGGAATGGGGTCAGCCTACTGTTTATGGTGAGCTGTACAATCTTTTTAGGCTGAGCTGCTTTGACTCAGAAGAAAAGGAAACTGCACTTTCTTCTGCTACAAGGGAGGACATCCTCAATGCTAAGAGATGGGTGATGACGCATAGGGGCACACATGAGCAGGAGGATATCACGGGCATAATCACGGCGGCACCGTTGAAAGACTCTTCCGACGGCGAGTGGAAGCTGTGCTATGTGTCCTGCGACTACCCTTATATCTTCGTGACATATGAGCACTCAATTACGGGTGAGCACCTGTCGGGCTTCTTCGACAGGGAAAAGCAGTTCAACGAATATAATCCTTTTGCGTTTACGGGTCGCAACTCCAACGTTGAGTATGTGCAGTGCCATTGGAATGACAAGACGGGCATGTCCGTCGTCATAAAGGACTACAACGACCTGGACGAGAACATGCTGCCTAGAATAAAGGAGCTTGGCTGGACACCGGATACATTGCTCAACTATCCTATTCCTGAGATGTACAGGTATCTGGTTGCTCGTCTGGCTGATAAGCTGGCAGCTCTCAATGAATCAGATATCATGGGCGTAAAGAAGGAGCTGCTGGAGGCTAAGTACGCTTTCGAGGCGTTCTTGGATAGGGATAAATCTGCATGGAAGCGCATTACGAACGTGAACCCTGCTACGCTTGGAGACTATATATGATTGCTGAAAACAGGGAGGCTGCTGAGGGCAATCAGAGCCGGGAAGCCTGTATGGATGCCCTGCGTAAATATCTCAGCAATGAGGCAGACTATACATCCATGCAGAATCCCAGCATAAACGAAGCCATGCGAAAAAGGCTATATTATGTTGCTAAGGATTACTGTCTGAAATATGGCATGTCCTTTTCCGATTCTGAATATGCAGGCATGGTAGATGATGTAATCGGCAAGTTCATGTCTACATGGAAGGATAAGAAAGTAGGGGAAGATAGAAGGGGCAACAGCCTTGCCGGAAGAGGTTTACAACTTTAACAAGTTGTATATAATATGTATATTGTATAAATAGGAGTATTTATGGAACTACCTGAATTGCAACAGGGTTTGCAGGAAATACAGCAGACACAGGCACCTGAAGGGATGCCTGCTGCGCCTGAGATGCCTGCTGCTACACCACCGTGGTTGAGCATGGATAATTTGATGCAGGGGTATGGTTCATGGTTCGGCAATGACTCTGGACTTGGCGAGCTTCTTCTTGGACAGCTTCGTGCTCATGGCGTTGATACACAGGCAGCCACAGAAGCAATGCTTAGGGAGCTGTTGTCGGGTCTTGTGGACGATTTGAACATGCTACAGATGAAGCTCTCAGGATTCACCTCTGCTATTTCACAGCAGTTGCAGCAGACACAGGCTGTGGCTGATTCGGTACAGTCCGCCCTTGATGCCAGTGGTGCCTCTCCGACAGCACAGCAGATAATGCCACCTGAAAGTGGTATGCCTATGATGAATGACCTGCCCCCTGATATGGGACAGGATATGGGTGCTCCGCCACCGCCACCGCCACCAGGTGATGCAGGTGCTCCGCCACCGCCACCAGGTGATGCAGGTGCTCCGCCACCGCCACCAAGTGATGCAGGTGCTCCGCCACCGCCACCAAGTGATGCAGGTGCTCCGCCACCGCCACCGCCACCTGAAGGAGGCACGATGAGCGATGCGCGCATGAAAAACATACAGAGTCTGATGACTCCTGCACGCAGGCAGAAGTTCAGACAAGCACATAGCAGGTCTAATATCAATCCGAACATTCTTGGACCATGCTTGGGAGGTTTCTAATGGGATGGAGAAACATAAGCCCTGACAAACTTAAAGAAGCGATTGCAGCCACCGTTCAAAAGCTGGTGGGGCAGGAGTTTGATAACGAGGATGCTTTGGCAGATGCTGTGCATGGGAACTATCCGTTCGAGACACCTGAAAGTGATGATGAATGGGAAGAGTTCTATGCAGAAGGCTCGCCTTTCCAGCAGTATGAAATGGGCGTGCTTCAGGGAATAGAGCCTGAGCAGGTATCATGGGAATCATCTGATTCCAACGGGGACGGTGACAAGGACATGGCTGTTGTGGACGCTAACGGAGATGGCAGCCCTGATTTTGTAGCATCCACTGCTGATTCAGATAAGGAAGACAAGGCTGCTCAGAAGAAGGCAAAGGAGCTTTCCGAGGACAGCGAAATATCTTCCACAGGCAAAACGAAAGGGGAGCTTTCCGACAAGGAGACACTTTCCGATGCTGAGTGCAAGCGCAGGGAAGCCATACTCGGTCATCAGCTTACAGCCGAACAGGAAGCAGATATCCGCAGGCGGCAGCAGGGAATCAGCGACCCTTACGATGTGGCATGGACCCGTGAGGAACGCAACAAGGATATGCAGGACAACTGGGGAAAAAGGCGCAGCCTTTCCGACCTCAAGCCTGACCTTCCTGACATCAGCCTTGATGCATCCAATCCTTTCTCTATGGAGGCGAGGAGGCGCAGGATGATGGAAAGGGGTCCGAAAGGACGCTATCAGTCGGACACTGTTTCGGACGAAACACAGAAAAACGTATTGTGCGCTCTGCTTGAGCACAGACTTTAACAGGTAATTAAGGAGTTTATTTATGATTACACAGGACCAGCTTGAATCCCTCAGCAAACAGGTATTTATCACGGACTATCTTCTCAACGGACTTTTCCCTTGCCAGTCGGATGTCGTCCGTCTTATCCGCAACAAAAAGCGTGACTGGAAGTTCAGCGATAAATTTGAATATCGTATGCTTCTTTCGAACACGAATACCGGAGGTTCCTTGAACTCCCAGGTGTTCAAGGAATCCGTAGGCTTGAGAAAGCCGGGCGAGCTTGAGTACGGTACATATCATGCTACATACGGAACAGTTTCGGACGGTTTCGACATTGACATGATGCTCAACCTTGAGACAAAAGAGAAAAAAGCGGCTTTCGAGACTGACTATGCTACACGTATGCACTCATTGCGCAACAACGTTGCAGCACAGTTCAAGAACTTTGCCATTCACGGACGCTTTGGTGTCGTGCACCAGATTCGTGCATCGATTGACGCTCCGACAGTGGGTGCCTCAAAAAACCCTGTAGCCAACGTGCATACGCCTGTGCTCGACACACCGTTCACAATCAAGGTGCCTGTAAACGTATTCAACAGCAACTTCAAGCGCGGAAAGATGCTCATCAAGACAAAGGAGGCTGCACCGTGGGGAACAGCAGACGTGACGGAGCTTTATCTCGTCCTTGACAACCAGCCGGGCGAGCTTTCCCTTCTGCCTATTGGTACGACAGTATCCCGCTGGGAGGACGGACAGTTCCTTGAGGTTGCCATGAACCGTGAAATCGTAGGTATGCCTGCTGATGCTTTCAGCAACTGGGACGACGCTGCAATTACCGTCGCTTCGGGTCCTTTCCAGGGTGTCTATGACCGTTTCACCGCTACGGGTACGTACACATCGGGTGACAATGCCGTTACAGGTGCTATGGAGGGTATTGCAGACCTCTTCCCGTGGTATTCTGACCCTGCCGACATGGAGACACGCCTTGGTCTTGACCTTGCTTTCCGTGGACAGACTAACCGTCTCCGCTACTCTACGGAGCAGGCGGGTGGCTACGTCTTGCAGAAGGAAGGCGAGCATATCATCGATGCAATCATGCGCGGTGCCTTCCTTACAAAGGCTACCGTTCCGTATGCTGAAATCGGCGTTTGGATGAACCCTGTCACACGTGCCGCTCTCGGCTATGAGGAGGGCAACTCCGTGCAGGTACTCCGTGACAACTTCGTTGCAGGACCTATTATCTACCAGCGTGGCGTAAAGACTACCGACTACCAGATTGGCAACCAGACAGTCAAGGAAGTCGTTGAAGACCTTAACATGCCTACGGATGTCATCATCATCGGACCAAAAGACGACCTCTCATACAACTGCTGGGACAACGCAACGATGGAGATTGACAACTTCATCCAGGATACTTGGGGCAAATCAGTGCCTCCGAAGATTCAGGACCTCCAGGTTCCGTCGGAGCTTATTGCTAAGCTCGACCTCTCACACCGAATTACTTATGGTGCTGCTACACTTCGTGACGGAAGGCTCGCTTCGTTCGAGAACGGAAGCAACATCCGCCACCCGAAGAACGTCATTCCTGTAGCAATGCACGAAATGGGTGCTCTGTATACGGAATATCCGTATACATATACTGTGGTCAAGCTCCGTGAGCCTATCACTGACCTCACTACAGTCTAAGTAAAGGAGTAGCATATGCCCGTAGGACCATCACCGTTTAACCCTGCTTTTCCTTCATGGTTCAAGGGAAAGCAGCGTTCCAACAAGAATAAGAAGGAAGCCTTCAGGCTTATGTCAAAGGTCAATAGCAGGGGTATACGTGCCGTGTACCCTAAAATAAGCTATCCTAAAGTAAGGCGCAGCCGTATTCTTGACGGTGGTGACTTCTATATGCCGGAGCAGGACTACAGGGCACTGCACAACTATTACAACGAGAATGAGACTTCCCTGACGCAGGGCTGGCTGCAAGGCAAGAAGCTGGCACGTGACATACGTTCGCCAGCTGACCTTGTAGCATATGCCTTTGAGAATAAGGCACAGCAGGGCAACATCATGGAAGCAGAGTGTAAGGGAGGGCATATAAAATCCTTAAAATATAATGCCCTATACAGTCTGCTTATGGTGGAATTTACCAAGCGCGGGGATACCGTGGTATTCTTCAACCTGCCCAATGATGTAGCCGTGCGCCTCATCATTCTTGGTAAGAACGGTACTATGGCACCCGGAGCAAAAGGGGAAGACCGCCATGCTGTGGGGGTCGAGTTCTGGAATCTCGTGCGCGTTCGGGGCACCCTGCATAAGACCTACTTTCCGTTCGCATACACAGTTGATAACCGTACAGGTGCTGCGAGTGGTCGTAGAGAAGGCATCGGTCCTGATGGAAAGCCTTCCAAATACATATATACGAAAGAAATGCGCCCTGATGCACGCTTCAAAAGCAGCAGGGACCAGCATACAGATGACAATGGTGTCGTTGACAGGTACATAAAGACACCTGTTGCTATGCTTCGTAATAAATACGAATATGATGAAATGTCAGATGCTACGGGAACAACCGATGAGTGGGTAGAGAAGGCACTTGCTTTGTCTGAGGACGATGCCTTTACAAGAGTAGATGATTTCTTTGCGGATGGCTCCAATGGCTTGAAGTCACTTAAGGACCAGGCACTAGAAAATGCAAGTCCTTCTGTAGAGGCAGCTATCCACAAGGCGGAAGAGGACTTTGACAATGACCTTCCTAAAGCCAACATCATTGCGGACCTGCTAAATGCAGGTGTCCCGCCTGACTTCTTCGAACTTTGATACATACAAGCATAAGGAGAAACTATGAAAAGAAAGAATACACTGAACAATATCATGCTTGATAACCAGAGGCGCACGCCCCTGTATCAGGCAGTCATCACGGACCTTGCCATAACGGGCAACATCGACCTTGACGATGCCGAGATGCTTCTTGGATATAAGATTCCTAATTACCTAAAGGCACCCGACGGCACCACCATTGATACTTACGGTCGCCTTGATGATTTGGAAAAGGCAGAACCTGCCCCTGCTCCTGCGGAGACGGGTAAGAGCGAAAAGCCTTCAAAAGACTCATCGACAGGACTTGCAGAATTGCGCAAGAAGATTGCTGCTATAAAGACTGAGGCATAGACATGCTCACGTTGCAGGAAATCAATGGTCTGCTGAAAGAAAACTTTGAAAGGCAGCTTACAGCGGACGTGAAACTGCCTGAAAACCTGGCAATCGGCTACAAAAACTGGGTAAGGGGTGTTGTGCAAACTGCTGCACAGCAGCTACAGTCTGAGCAGGTACAGACTCCTCAAGAAGAACAGCCTGCACAATAACAGGAGAACATTATGGGTGCTTTTAGTGAGTGGAACGGTCCCCAGGGAAACGGTGGTGCCTCCACAGAAGCCATACTTAAACTTGTAAAGGAGTATCAGACACTCGCAACCGAGCTGCATGAGCACATGCAGAAAACCGTGGGTTTTTCTGAAGCAGTCTCTTCCGGCGGTGACGGGGAGCTTCCGACCATAAAAACAGAAGGGTTCGTGCACGGAATAAGGGAAGTGCTTAATGAGATACTCCTGAAGCTCGGCAACAAGGCGGATGCTTCGGTGCAAGCAACTTTGCAGAAAGGTATGTCCGATGCGTCCACGAAAATCGAAGAGCTTGACAAGCAGCTTAATGCAGGCGACAGCTGCCTGACAAAAAAACTTGGTGCCAACATTGCCAAGACCGAAGAGCTTGACGGGCAGCTTAATGCAGGCGACAGCTGCCTGACAAAAAAACTTGGTGCCAACATTGCCAAGACCGAAGAGCTTGACAAGCAGCTTAATGTAGGCGACAGCTGCCTGACAGCACTTGTAGAGAAACTTGACGAGAAAGTTGCACTGCTCGACATAGAGGGTGCTGCTGGCAGCAATAAAGAAACAGTGGCACTCCTGAAAAACGTGGTGGCTACCTCGCGCTATTTTGTGGGCGCACTTCACATCAAATCCACCGCTGACTTCACGAGGTGGGAAAAGGTGACGATGCAGTATGCCGGAACGGGTGCTGCGAATGACACCAGTACATATGGTCTGTACATAATCGGGCGCTTGTCCTCCGACTGGGGTGACTGTGATGATGAGCTTGGAAGCACGGCGAAGTCATGCAGGGTGTACCTTAAGTACAGGAACTCCAAGCCTTTTGATGCTATTATCGACGTAGCACTTGCGGACAACGAGCACGCCTGCATACAGGCACTCGTAAGCAAGACCACAACGGACTACTGGAAAGGGCTTAGGTTCCATGTAATCCATGCGACGGATACGTCGGACAATAAGGATAGTGTATACCTTGCCCTTTCTACCGAAGAAGAGAGAAGACCCGAAGAGCTTGAAGTGCTCATTGCAGGCACAAACTTCATGCCCGGCGGGAAAGTATCCAAAGTATACACAAGGCTGGCAATAACAGCACCTATGCCTCTGGATAGCAATGCAGCCATTCTTACAGCAGGCTCCCTTACGCTTGACAGTATTGCCATATCTGTGCTTAAGGACAAGGACGACGTTCCCTTCATGCAGTCTGCAACCTATACCGATTCGGAAGGGACCGAGCAAAAGGAACTCCTTATCGGCAATGAGGCTTTCAGGAGACTGCGCCTTTCTAGGAGACCCGTCCTGCTCGGAGAAGATGGTGTGGAGCATCCGTTCGTAACGGATGCTGACATTGACAGTCTTGCTATGCTGTCCGTAGGCTCCATCATACAATGGGCAGCCTTCGAGGAAATCAGGGACGGCAATAATGTGGTCATGCGGCGGGCAATCAACGTACCGGAAGGCTGGTATGCTACGGACGGAACGTCCATACCCGTACTCGGCAACGAAGCCCTTGCGGAAAAAGGTATCCTGCCATATGTGGACGAGGACCATACAGCCCTGCTCCTGCCTTTGCAGGACTTCAGCATCATCAAGGCAAGGTCAAAGATGGTTGCCGAAACGAACAGGGACGGGACTATCCCGACAGACCCTGCGGAACTTGCAAGGCTCGTCAGGGCACTCAAGCAGGAACTTGATATCCTCAAGGAACGCTCTGATGCCAACGACACCGAGCATACTAAGCAGCTTGCCAAAGACCCTGAGCATGAGAGTGGTCTTTCCAAAGCCATTGATGCAGAAAAGGAACGTGCTGAGGGTGAGGAAGCACTTATCAAGGAAGATACGGGCAACCTTCATTTCCTTGTACACACACCTGTCTATGAGCATGAGAGTGACCTGCCAAGGACATACCTTAGTAAGGACAGGGTTTGGCAAGTAGGGGACATTGCAGCCATAATCAATGACACGGGAAAGTACATCAAGACCGTGAAGTCCATTGATGGCAACGGGTTTATTGAATGGGAGTAACTTGCCTATGAATATGTTTCAGGCTATGGGTGCCATGCAGAATCCACAAGGTATGCTGATGCAGTATGCCATGCAAGGCATGATTGCTCAGCACCCTGCCGAATGGCAGAAGGCACAGGAAATGTTCACCGACAAAAACAAGAAGCAGCAGCTCGGAGTCCTTCGCAACCTTTACAAGCAGAAGGGCATGGACTTGGAGGCTGTCGCAAGACAATGGGGGATTCAGATATGACACATGAAGAGCTTAAATTCAAGGAAAGTGTACTCAGGGAGTGCTTCAAGGAAAAACTTGAGCACCTGAACGTGGAGGGCACGAACGACATGTGCATGATAAAGTGCATAAAGACTTACGGTGCACTCTGGCACTACACGCACCAGCTCATGCTCGCAGAAGAGCACGAGGAAGAGGTTGCTGAAACAAGGTCAAGCACGACCGCCGAGACTATGGACATCCAGGCTATGGGTCTCAGGATGGTAGGAGGCAAGTGATGATTTCTCATAAGTACTATTTTGACGACAAAAGCCTTCCAATTTTTGTAGAACAGATAAAGGAAGCAGCTAATAAAGCTGTCGGCGATTTGCCGTCGCTTGCAACTGACAGCAAGACGGATATCGTGTCAGCCATAAATGAGCTGTACAATGCCATGTTTGACGTAAGCTATGTCAGGGACATGTCCGCATGGCAGAACAGCAATGTCACAACTGGCTACTGGAACAATCCTGTTGAACTCTCAGACGGGACACTTGTTGCTAGTGGCAAGGGCATCAAGTATTCCACCGACAAGGGTGCTACATGGCAGGACAGCAATATTACAAGCAGCATCTTTAACATTTTTGTTGAACTCTCAGACGGGACACTTGTTGCTGGTGGCAAGGGCATCAAGTATTCCACCGACAAGGGTGCTACATGGCAGGACAGTAACGTAACAAGTGATATCTATATTACTATCATCGAGCTGTCAGACGGAACACTCGTTGCTGGTAGTTATAGCAACAGTGGCATCAAGTACTCCACTGACAAGGGTATTACATGGCAGGACAGCAATATTACAAGCAGCACCTTTAACATTTTTGTTGAACTCTCAGACGGGACACTTGTTGCTGGTGGCATTGGCATTAAATATTCGACCGACAAGGGTGCTACATGGCAGGACAGTAACGTGACAAGTGGCAACTGGGTCACTGTAGTCAAGCTGTCTGACGGAACACTTGTTGCTGGTAGTAGTAATGACAAGGGCATTAAATATTCGACCGACAAGGGTGCTACATGGCAGGACAGTAACGTGACAAGTGGCAACTGGGTCACTGTAGTCAAGCTGTCTGACGGAACACTTGTTGCTGGTAGTAGTAATGTCTATGGTATCAAATATTCGACTGACAAGGGCGCTACATGGCAGGACAGTAACGTGACAAGTGGCAACTGGGTCGCTATAGTCAAGCTGTCTGACGGAACACTTGTTGCTTGTAGTAGTAGGGACTATGGTATCAAATATTCGACCGACAAGGGTATTACATGGCAGGACAGTAATGTCACAAGCGGCAACTTTGCCACTCCTGTTGAACTCTCAGACGGAACACTCGTTACTAGCAGCGCCAGCATCATGTATTCAACTGACAAGGGTGTCACGTGGCAGGGCAGTAACGTAACAAGCGGCTACTGGTATGCTCCTGTTGAACTCTCAGACGGGACACTCGTTGCTGGTGGTTATGGCAACAAAGGCATCAAATATTGCGCTAGCATCCAAAAAGTTACGCCAAAATGGGAGAGTGCTTGATGAAATATACGTTGAGACAGCAAGCCCCTTATCACCTTGCTTTCCTGGTCAGGTGGTATGAAAGGCTCAAGCTCTGGTGTATTGAGCACATCAGGCACATTAAACTGGAAAATTGTCCGAAGGACAAATAGCACATTCATAAATGTGCGAGAATACAGTAAGATTTAGACACTTAGGGGGTGTACTATGGAAATTACAAGTGGACAGCCGAACGTAATGGTCGGCGGAAATGGTATGAACGGTGACTGGGGAATCATGTTCCTCGCCTTCCTTGCCATGATGGGCGGCGGATTCGGCGGCTTCGGAGGCAGAGGCCCGATTCCGATGACCGGCGACCAGGCACCCGCATCTGCCTCGCAGCTCCAGAACAGCATGAACTTCAACGACTTGCAGGACCAGAACCGTGACATCAACAACAATGTCAACAACGTGTACCACGACCTCGCAAACAACCTCGGAGACAAATATGACGAGCTTCAGCGTGATATCGCTGCCAATGCCGTTACGCTCGCCGACCTTCGTGCCAGCCAGAGCCAGTGCTGCTGCGAAATCAAGCAGCAGATTGCCGCACTCAACCTTGAGAACGAGAAGCGTTTCGCTGCCCTCAATCAGAAGATGGATGCTAACGAGATTCAGCGTCTCCGTGACCAGGTGCAGGACCTGAAGAGCGACGTGCGTATGCAGGGCGTGTTCCGTATGCCTCAGGGCTACACGTTCAATGCCGGACCGGGACCCTTTGCAGCTGCACCCCTTCCGCCTATAGCAGGTTTTGGGGTATAATAAGCCTATTTAGGAGAATAGAATGGAAACACCTTATCTTGACAAAACTGGACTTAACGTGCTCATCAAGGAAATCCGCAAGAGCACAGCAAAAACATATAAAGTCAAAGGTTCAGCCATCTATGCGGATGATGACTACCTTTCAGTGTCAAACCCGGACAGGCAGCCTGCCATCGACTCGCGCGGCGTGTGGCAGTATGTGGACGGGGAATGGACAAAAGTAACCTTGTTCGAGGTAGGCTGGGTCTACAACATCAAGAACCGCTTCAAGACGGACAATGACTTCGTTGAGGGCGACACGGGCACGGTACAGGATGCAGGCACCAACATTGTGGTAGCCGACCTTTCCGACGGCGTGTATAAGTTCGACGTGCTCGGAAATGCAATCGACCTTGCCGAGTATCAGACAAAGCAGCTCGCGTCGCCGTTGACGGTGTTCGAGAACGAAACGCCTACAGTGTATGCTACGGCAAGTGCCCTCCCTGTATCCGAGGCAAAGGTCACGGCAACAATCACGGACCAGATGGTTGCCATCATGTCAGGGGATGCCGAAGCAGGTGATGTGTACCGTGCGTTCGTTTCCACGGACACGGACGATGCCACGCTGAACAAGATTGAGTGGAAGAAGCTCGGCAACCAGCGTACCGTGCTCGGCTCACTGGAGCTTTTGGCTAACTGCGTGCCGAACACGCCGATTTCCGAGCAGGAAATCATCGCTATGTTCAACAGCTGAACGCTTCCTACTGCTTTCCCTACAGCATGATGGTCGTGCTGTAGGTGCTCTATACTGACTGGAGGGTTTATGTACGTTCAAAGAATAACAGCAAAGTCTATTGCCGTGACGGGCACGGGCAATACGGCAGAAACTACAATCACGGTGCCCGCTACGTTCGAGCCTGTTGCCGGGGGCATCTATGATGTGCTTATTTCGGCACAGGTTCCGGCAGGAACGGACGGCACGATACTGACAATCACTAACGGGACTGTCGAAGGTTCCGTTTATCAGAGAATGAGCGGCAACTATGCACGCTCAAGGGCACTTGGCTGGCGGAAGGTGCTCCGGGTGCAGTTCCTTGATGACCCTGCACACTTCAACCTGCTCGGAGTAAGGGGGTAATATGCTTAATGTGCTTGGCGGTATTAAGATATATACTGCCCCAGAAGTAGACCAGCTCATAGGAAAAGCAAACGGTCACACCATAGTGACCAGTCTGCCTTCACTGTCTTCCGCTGTAGTCGGAATGGTCTACTACAAAAAGACAGCCATAACCAAAAAAGAGCTTAAGGGCTACAGAAGAGCATCTGACACTGAAGGGGACTATACCGTTGACCTTAGGGGTGCTCCAGATGACGAGTATACCGTGGAGGTGTACAACAAGTATAAGGTGCTCGTTCCTTACATCGTAGGTACTGACAATGAAGGAAACAGGGCATGGTATACGACGGGCACCCTCGACAGCAGTAATCCTATAACAGAGGAAGAGATACTTGAAATGTGGAGAAGTTCTGAACCTAAGAAGGAGCGTATCAATGTGGGAGGCAATCAGTAAGATACTGACAAGCCCGTATACATGGCAAGTGCTGCTCTTAGCAGTAGTGCTCGTATTCGGAGGCATTGTGCTCGTGAAAACGGGCACATTGAGTATCAATACAAAGCATGTTTCGTTAGGTACTGAAAGCAAAGAACAGTATTATGAACGGAAGATTATACAGGAGCAGTGCGATTTTACGCACACTTATCTCATGGGACTTGTAGGCAAGATAACGGCAGTATGCCCGGACCACACACTGCTTTATGGCGGCTGGTTTACGCGCTGCATACTTGAGGATGCCTACGACGAGTTCGTGAAATGGATTACATTCAATCACATCACAGCGGACGAGTCCTACATAAGCACGAAGCAGAAGAAGATATGCGCGCTTGTATACAACTATGCCGTGCGCCCTGAGTTCAAGACACCTGAATTTCAGGAGCGCATGAACAGATGGGTAAGCGAAATAATCACGGAGCTCGTGCGCATACGAAGGGTATACACCGAGCAGATGAAAAAGGAGAAATAAATGTGGAAAAGATTGTTTGCAGTTTTGCTGCTTTTGTCTGTCTGCTCCTGTCTGCATGTAGCAGCACAGGAGACTTACGAGCAGGATATTCAGAGCAGCTACTTGAGTATCAGAGACAAATTGATTCGCTTGAAAGCGAACTCAGAGAACGTGACAGAGCAGTTGCAGATGCTGTCCGAGAAATTAGAGGTATCACAGCAAGAAGCAGCGTCCTGGAAGAGGACATCGACATCATTATCAGAGAATTTGAAGAGTATCAACGAGCAGTTAGCAGACTGCTACTCAACTATAATGCTGCAACAGGCACAGCTTCGGGTACACAGGAAGACGGTGGCTATACTGCTGAGCATACTTATAATTAGAACACTGCTGATGCTGGCAGGATTTGCCCTATATCTGAAGGGAATCAGACTGCCTAGATGGATAGACATATTTTTGTGAGGCACATATGGATAGTCATGTTTTTGGAAGTGGCGACTGGAAAGCCTTTTACGAAAAGCGCAGACCCGTAAAAAAAGAAGACCTCGATAAAGTGGAGGAGCGTATCAACGTCCTTGCAGAGACCGCTGCTTCTTTAAGTGCCAGGCTCGGCAACATTGAGCAGCAGTATACACTGATAATCAATGGTATTGACAGTGTGAACAGAAGCATTGAGGAGTTGAAAAAGTGAAGCTCATTAAAAAAATGATACCGTCAAACCTGAACTGCGATACGCACGAGCAGTTTGCCAACGGGCAGCCCAGCGTAATCACAATCCACTGGATTGGTCCCTACCCGAATCAGACACCCGACATCGTGCGCGACTGGTGGATTAAATCTGGAGGGGAGGCAAGCGCACACTTCATCATAAAGGACGACGAGTGTATGCAGTGCTGGGACATAAACAAGGTGGCATGGCACGCAGGCTGCAAGTCCGGGAACTTTACGAGCATCGGTATAGAAGTGATACCCTGCGACAAAGAGGGCAGGTTCAGCGAGAAGAGCATTGCTACCCTCAGGGAACTCCTTGCTTCCCTGCCGTCGCTGCCTATTGTAAGGCACTATGACTGGACAGGCAAAGACTGCCCGAAGTATTACTGCAATCCTGACAGATGGCAGGAACTCCTCAAGCGTCTCCGGGAATAGCAGCGAAAATCAGCCCATCGGCATGTGGAAAGATATCCACTCCTGCGATAAACTTTTCACCACGTTCGATGGGCTTGTGTTGTCCCCTTAGTCATTACATCCCCTCGAATTTTATTTACTATCTCTTTTCATATAAACTTTAGACTCCGCACGGTTAAGTTTTAGTTCCTCACCATGAGTGATTTTCTTTATCACTCCACAGTAATCTTGTGTTAGATTGAGATTCTGATTCAACCGTCTGTTTATAGCCAAAAAGTCATATTTGGTCAGTTTCTTTTTCATTCACTATCCCCCGTTGGTACTTCAAGCTCATCGCATATTCTTCTGCTTCTTTCTCGAACATATCTCACCTCTTATCTAGCATTTCAGCCAAAGATTCCCAGCATCCAATAACTCTCTGAACTGATTTCTGTCCTGATGGCTTTGTAGGATATGCCTTATACACCCAGCCTTCTGAACCGTCGTACTCAGTTCTTTCCAGCCACCAGTCTTTACCGACAACTTTCAAATCCAGGGCAACTTCTGGAGAGCCATAGTCATTATTGTACTCACAATTTGCCAGCCTCTTGAAATCTTCGATACTGATTGTGAAGTCAGCACAGCCAATCCACAGAACGTCATCCCATGTCTTGTCATATGCTGACAGCATGTCTGTTGTTTCTTGCAGCAGATTCATAGCTTATTCCTCCGTATATTTTGGTATCTCGCACCATGCTTTAGGTGTGCTAATTGCATAGCTTCTCATATCATACCAGCGGTGTACTTCATAGAGGCAATAGGCAATACAACCACTGTCTGTCAGAACATCTATTGATGCCCCGAATCTTTCGTCTGCTGGCGGTAAATCTCCGTCAGCAACCTTGTGCCACACCGGCTTAATAGGACAGTCCGAAATAGTTGTCATGTTAACCTTGGCTTTTAACCCTTTCTCAAGACCAAGTTTCTCACCCGCTTTTAGTCCTTCAAGATAAGTATAGAACTCTATACACAATGGAGTATGCTGTATTCTCTCAATCTCTAGGTCCTTTCGTAGTCCATACTTCTCAATCAGGTACTGCCTTGCCATTTCTTCTTCATCTGTCACTCTGATACCTCCAAAAAATTTCTATCATTTCAGCTACCCATTTGATTCGTTCAGCGTCCGTCATTTCAAATTCCTCAGTTATTTAACTAGCATATTCATGCAGCAAGGTTTTCACACCCTGCTGCACTTTGCTTTTATGCTACTTCCTACTTGACAATGCACCAGTCATCAGCAAGCATGTCCGTCTGTGATGCAAGCCAACCGACAACGTACGAGCCATCAGCAGCCTTCATGTCGATATGCGGGCAAATCTTCACTTTGTCGTTGCCGTAGAAATTCTTTGCGTTCTCATTGCGCATAAGAGAGCCGTCAACTTCGCTTCCCTGCTGCAAGGTGAGGAACATTCCCTTTCCATTCCAGCCTGAACGTGCAATCTTTGCACCATGCTTAAGAGCATACAATGCTTCCGAAAAAGACATCTTGCCGCTCTCGTGGTATGCTTTCTCGAAAGTGGTTTTCGGCGACCATGACTCATAACCGTCTTCATAGATGACCTTGTAGCCGTCAGCACCTTCATGCTGTTCAGGTTCAGCCCAAATTTTTTTGATTCCGATGTATGCTTCCATAATTACCTCCAAAAATCGCGGCTTTCAGACCTTCCGTTTCCAACGAACCTTCGGAAGGACTCGGCAACCGCTGCCGCCTTTTACAGAAAAATCTTTTCCGCTATTTTTACGAAAACAGCAGTAAAAAACGATATAACTAACGGTCAACGACCGCTTTTATACAAAGGATGCAGCTGCCCGAACACAGCCATAAGTACCTGCTTCACGATAGCATTGCCTGCCTGCATATACAGCTGACGGTCACTGATGCCCACCGATACTGCCCTGTCAAAGTCAGCGTCCTTGTAGCCCATCAAACGCCAGCACTCACGCGGTGTCAATCGGCGTATCCTACAGCCTATGACATACTTGCTTGAACCTGCCGCCAGGTTTGCTATCACACACTTAGCAATGTCACCCTTATAAACCCTGTCCTTCTGGCGAGGCTGCTTTCCCCATTTTGCCTCGGACAGAGCACCCACGCATGTAGAATCCTGTATCCTTTTCAATCCTACTGCTCCATTTCCAACAGGGTTCCCAAACCCCTTGTAGTCCCTTGCCAATAGGCAGGCAGCAGCAGAAGTAACCCTGCCCAACACCCTTCTGGTCAGCCGAGAGACAAAAGAACCAGAGCTTTCCTCCCTGCTTTCACTTTTGATGACGCCTTTCTCAGCCAGGCTTGCAAGCAGTTTGTCAGCTTTCGTGCCGTTCACGAAGTACTTGTCCTCCACGTTCTCCTCAAGCATGTCGAGCATGGATTTTTCGAGCTTCACAGCAGCAGGGAAAGCAAACTTCACGGGTCTGTCCGCCAGGATGGACACCATGAAACATCTGTTCCTGCTCTGCGGGATTCCAAAGTCTTTGGCGTTCAGGTCAGCACAGAAGCTCTGGTAGCCTCTGCTTCTGAGGAAACCCTTCCATGCCTCAAAGTCGGAAAGGTTTCTCTTGCTGTGCACGAGAGGCACGTTCTCCATGACCATGATATCAGGCAGCTGCTCCTTCGAGCACTCCTTCATAAGCCTCTCGACCTCCCACAGAAGACCACTCCTCGTAGACTTGCCCTGCTCCCAGTCTACCTTGCTCATGCCCTGCATCCTTCCGATAGCGGATATGTCAGTACATGGAAACGAGTACGTGCACATATATGTGTATTTGTCCTTATCCACGATGCCAAGGTCGGCAGCATGTATGTCCCTTATGTCCATAGGCACGTAAGATGTGCCATGTATTGCATTGTAGCTGCTTATACAATATTTATCGAACTCTATGAGCCTGTAGCTCTCAAAATCTGCGTGCATATCACGCAGAGCCATTGCTTGTGAACCTATGCCCCCAAAAAGCTCAATGAGCCTGATTGGCTTGTTGATAGCATATTCATTCTCTGTGTACATAAAACCCTCTATCTATTAGTGTGTACTCTTATAATCCTTGTAAAAGAAAGCAGGGTCAAAATTACCTTTCTTCATCTCTTCAAAGATATCCCCTGACCAATAGCCCCAATTAGGACCAAGCTCACAGCACGCTTTCATAGGAACCTTCAGAACGTCCTTAAAGGAATTGTTCATTATATTCTGAAGCTCCACGCAAGCGTCCGTTCCGACCTTGTTGAAGGGCACAGAAACGACGTTCTCGTCGTGTATTGTCAGGTGCATCTTAAGCACATCGAATACTCCGGCATCCCATGCAGTAAGCAGGGCAAACTTAAGTATGTCCGCAGCGGAACCCTGTATCAGCTTATTCAGCATCTTGTATATGAAGTCGTTCATTCTGCCCGTAGCAGGGTCAAACTGAGGCTTCGGCTTGTGCTGCAATCTGCCTCCAATTGTCACGACATAGCCCTGCAACTTTGCTACATTCTGAACGGCAGACATCGTGTCCCTTATGACAGGCAACCTTGCATGATAGTCACTCTCCATCTTCTGTGCAAACTGCTCGACACCCATGCCTTTTTCAGCAGCGAGTCTTTCAAAAAGGGCATAGTTGTTGCTCAAAGCAGTACGCCAGCCCATGCCATAGATGACACCATAATTGAATGTCTTGACTACAGGTCTTGAAGGTATGCCCGTTGCCTGCATAGCAACAGTATGGAAGTCCACACCTGCATTAGCCTGCGCGCGGAACCACTCTGCCTGCGGACCCCTTGCATAGTGACCCAACAACAGATACTCAATCTGCGAATAATCCAAAGCAGCCATCATACAACCCTCTTCAGGAATGAAGAGGGCACGCATATCCTGTCCATAAGAATGACCTACCGGTTTATCACGTGCCGGAATCTGCTGCAAGTTCGGCTTCGAGCAGGCAAATCTGCCTGTAACTGTGCCACCGTCCTCCCTCTTATTTGGCGAAAAAGTGCAGTGTATCCTGTTATCGGAAAGGATAGAATCTGCCATGCCACCATACATATAAGTGTCCAGCAGCTTCTTATACCCTTTGACCTCAACAATCAAAGGTATCATAGGGTAGTGCATAAGGCGTGCCATTGACGTAGAACCCCATGACTCTGCCCCCGTACCCGTAAGATTAGGTGAATGTATGCCCATCTCATTCAGGCGTGCTCCCAGCTTCTTCGAGGAAGCAATCATCTCAAGGTCAATGCCATAGGTATTCTTAAGTATGCTTTCCTTTTTATCAAGGTCATCCTGTATGATACCCGTCAGCTTCGACATGGCTTTCCTGTCTATGCGCACGCCCAGCTTCTTCATCTGTATCACAAGCGGCGTGAGCCTTACGTCCACCATGTATGCGTCATACACTTTCTGCATCTTCGCTTCCTGAGCGAAGTACAGGTCATACGTGGCATGGCAGTCCTGCAAGTTATACTCAATCATCTTTTCCCGGAACTCAGCCCATGTGTCCCATAGAAACAGTGAATGTGCCCACAACTTATCCGACCTCTTTGCACTGTGCCCCATTGCCTTTGCAGTACTGATGAACTCCTCTTTATGCTGCTCAAACCATGCTTCTATCGTGTCCGCCTTGTTCTTTCCTTTTACCTTGAAACGCTTACAGCATGAATCAAGGTCAAGGTCAGCATACTCATCTATGTAAGTCATGCGTGTCATAGTGTCATGGCAGTCGCCCTTCACGTCGATGTCGCACCCGCACACAAGCCATGAAAGGTCATATATTCCGTTGTGGAACACCTTGTCGACCGACTCGTCCGAGAGCAGCTGCTCAAGTTCAGCCCACTCTGCCGTTCCAGGTATATATGCTTTGCCACGCTCTCCGTCGTAGGTGCCCACGCAGAGTAAGCGTGAGCCATCATCATCCGTTGTTCCGGGTCTTCTACAGGAACCGTCTCCTGTGTCCTTTAAGCTAGGGTCATACGTCTCAACATCAATAGCCACTATTTTTTTCATTATCACTATCCTCTTATTCAGGGTCATATATATGCTCGTCCATCAAAAGCTCCATTTTTTCATGTGCTTTTCGAGTGCACAGCATAAGGTTGTCAATATCATTGTTCATGCGGTCACCATCAATGTGATGCACCAAAAGGTCATTGGGCAGCCTGCTGACGGGAATGCCTATCTTGTCAGCAAAGACTTTACGGTAAGCCATGACATATTCTTGGGTATCAGGGTCCCAGATTCTTTCCGAATCGTGACCATCGCTGATGGGTCTCTGCCCTTTTTCGAGAAGTCCCTTAACGATACTCTTTTCCATAAAAGCTCCTTATTAAAACAAATGCAGCTCTTAAGGAAGAGCTGCCTAGACCTGAACAAAGAGGAAGATAGCAGGTGGTAGAAGCCTGCTATTTCTTCTGCCGGGACTCGAACCTGGTCTGCATACACCAAAGTATGTGTGCTACCAATACACCACAGAAGATATGTGCCTGTTAACGCACAGGTACGAAGCGCCCTGGACTCAGAATCAGGTCAGTATGGCAGAAGTCAGAAATAAGGAGCACCTTCTTCTTCGTCCGAACTATCCGATTGTTGCTTGCTGTCTGACTTGGAACCAAGCAGCTGCAAGTCCATCGCATTGACCACAAAGTCAACGTAGGTCTTGCCTTCGCTGCTGCTCCATTCAGAACGGGACAGCTCACCGTCGCCTCCTACGAGCTGTCCTTTTTTAAGGTAGGGTCTCAGCTTCTCTCCTCTGTCACCCCACATCTGTATCTTGATGAAGAGTGCCTTCTTATACTCGCCAAACCCCGTGTTTACTGCGGCACTCATGCTCGTAACCTTCTTGCCCGAAGCAAGGGTCCTTGTGGAAGCATCCTGCGTAAGCCGTGCCGTAAACACGAAAACATTCAAATCAGCCATCTGTCTATTCATACTCCTTCATGGAAGTGACAAGGCAGACACCCGTTTTCAGCAGGTATCTGCCTGAAACTGCCACTCAGCAGAACGTACTATTCTGCAATTTCATTATCCTCAAGAGGACCTTCAGTAATTGCAAGCACATTCTGCTTGGTGACTTCCAGCTGAGGCTGAACCATGCTCGTAAACAAATCCTTGTTTACGATAGCATCGCGGTAAGCCCTTGTAAACTTCGCTATCTGCTTAGCAGGCTGCTGCGGATTTGAAACAAGCTCAGCAGTAAGCAGCCACTGGAACGCAAAAATAGGTGCCTGAACGCCATTAGGCAGAAGCTGTGACTTGAGCTGGCTGTTCCAAGACTTTGCGGTCTTCATGCTGCCAACGGTAGGATTGAAGAAAAGCACACCGTCTTCAGGGAAGTCAGGAAGCATGACCGCATAGATGAACAGCTCCTGAACCTCGTTGCCCGTATCAGGATTAATCATCTTCGGATAGCCCCTCTTGCCCTTCGGAGGCTGGCGATACTCAACGGGAATACCATTCACAGGATATCTGCCGACGGTACGGAACGGAGGGTCTGCCTCACGTTCGTTCCAGACTGTACGGAACGCAAGAACAATGGCACGAACCGTGTTGCCGTAGTTCCTTCCAGTCGCAGAGTTATGCCATGTGCCCGCCGGGCTGTCCTCAGACACGGCTCCCGAATCAGGCTGCACGAGTCCAAGATACGCCGTACTGGTGGTACCTGCACCCATGTTCTCAAAGCCGTTGCCTGCCATACTTTCGAAAAAGCTGATGTCTTCTGTCAAAAGTTCCTTGTCATTTGTCTCTGATGTAGCCATATTTGCTACCTCCAATGAATAAATAAATAAATATCAGTCACAGTGGACTGTCCATAATTAAAGTATAGCTGAAAATCCGCCATATTTTAATTATTAATTAACAGTATCAAAGATAAGTCACGATTTTCTGCCTGACAGCAAGAGGCACCTTGTCCTGCATCAGGGCTGTCATCTCATCGACGGTAAGGTACACCCATTTACCGAGTCTTTTTGACTGCTCAAGTATGTCCGTGGGTATAAAAGCCACGAACTGCCCTGAGTGATATGTCGAAGGAAGGTTGGATTTTTCGATGATGGTAAACTCATCTATCTTGAAGTTCCTGGAAGCACATACACGGCTGACCATCTTGTTCGTACCACCTGCAACATTGACAAGATTAAGGTAGCTGACAGGCACGAAGGGGAACACCTGCACGTTCTTTATAGGAGAGCGCACCGGCGTATTGGTCACCCTGTACATAAGCCCGCTGGGTGCACCCTCCACAGGAAACACCCCCGTGCCTGACACATCAATACCTTCGACATGCTCCCAAAAAGCACGCACGGCAGGTATAAAATGGTTCAGCTTGGAATTAAGCACATATTCCCATACAGAACTGTCATACTTGGATATATCTGCCATTACTTATCCTCCCACTTGGAATTATAGGCATCAATCTCATCGTCTATCTTCTTGATGAGCGAAGAGTGCTCCCTTGTTCTCCAGTAGCCTATCTCAGACTGCTTCTTGTAATTGGATACCTGCGGCAAGATTATGTCCAACCAGGCATCATCATGTGAATAACCCAGCACCCTCAACAGTCTATAAGCAGGGAAGAACAGGTGCTGCCTTTCACCATCGAAGTGACTGTCCGTCCAGAACGTACCGTCTATGAGTGCCTCCAGAGCCTCCCTATATTCACTGCGAGTAGGATATAGAGGCTTGCCCCTTCTCTGCTCGTATGTAGTCAAAGGACGACCCAGCCACTGCTGGTACAAAGGTCTCCAGTTCAGTGCATAGACATGCGACCAGTCTTCCTCAATCAGCTTCTGCTCACCCAATACAAGCAGACCGTAAGCGGAAGAAGTTCTTTCCAAGGTCAGAGGAGAACGTGTCAGCCTTGCAGGGTCGCAAGTAGACTCATCGAACACCAGCTTGTCAGACAGCTCCGTACAAAGATATGCATGAAGCCACTTATACTCATCGACGTTCGCCGGAGCATCTGCAACCCTGACCATCAAATGATATGACTTAGCCCCCGAATAGACTATACGTGCTACCTTGCCTTCTTCAAAGAGTCTACGTGACTCCGACAGGGCATACTCAAGACGCTCCTTATAAAGGTAGGCTGCCTCTATGTCCGAACCATCACCATTGATATCCCTCCACTCGTCTGCCCTCGAACGCTCCTGCATCTCCTGTACTTTGGTAGCACTGTCGGACTCAAGCAGGAACGTATCAAGATACTTCACGTTGGCTGTCTTATTGCCCCTTAAATCCCTAACGCCTTCCTTCATCTCATTGACGGTCTCAAAGCATCCGTTATCACAGGGTCTAAAATTCTTGTCCACGCGCAGTCGCTTTCCCGAACGCTCCCTGTTCTGAGGCACTACCATATGGGAAGGCACCTTCTCAATATGCCCTACAGGAACCGTCTTGTAATCGGACACAAGACAAAACTTAGCCGCCGCCGCTGTACGATAGCGTCCTGCAACACCTGTAAAACCACCGAGCAGAGGCTCCATATCAGGTATGATAGCCAAGCCGTACTCAGCGAGCAGCCATGTGCCACAATCATATATGCTGCGCTCAACAACGGAATGCGGATAGGGCTTAAGTGAACCCATCTCGTAGAATACAAGAGGTCTGCACACTGCAACAAAAGCAGAGCTTTCCTTGAAAGCAGGCATATACTGTATGGCAGAAGGCACCTGTATGATGTCCGAAAGATTACTTTCCCCTACGCTGAGGGGCACCTGCTTCTGCTCAAGAGTAGCCTTGATAAACGGTGCGAGTGCCCTGAGTATGCTCTCAATCTCCGTAGCCTCGGAAGTCCGGGGCAACGTAAAGCAGCGTCTGTATGCCGCCGTCTTGGGAAAGTTCCTGAGCTCTACCCTAGCAATATCCTCACGGGTGAAAAGCTCATGCTTGAACTGTGCTATAAGGTCCTTGTCTTCTGCGAATGGCTTGCCGACTTTATTATAATTTGCATCAAAACCGTACAGCTTCGTGAACACCTCATCGGCAAGCTCAGAGGTCTTGCGTGTAAACTGGGGGTCTGCTTCCATAATCATAAACCTCCGCTGGTCTTCGCGCCCATCAAACTTGATAGGAACATCCTTGTTCGTTGTCATAATGAAGTCCGTATAGGACTCCTGATAAATCGGGTCCACACCCTTCTGCTCCTTACGGATAGTAGTAGCAGTAGCACGAGACTTCAGAGTTCCGGCACTGTTGCGCTTATCTGTCTCCTCCTTTTCCTCCAGGCAGACTATAAGGCTGTCCGCATAATCAGCGTTGAACCTTGCGGAACTGTCATACTGGTCGGACACGAGCACATTGTCCTTGCCGAAAAGACCCTTGCATATGACCTCAGCAAAAGTAGTCTTGCCCGAACCCTGTGTACGTGACACTATGATGGGCACTACCTGTGTCTTGACATTGGGATAAAGCAGCTTTGCCCTAAGCCAGGCGAGAAGATGGTACGCGCACTCCCCTGCCACATGCTCTATGTAGGTGTATATGTGACTGGTATCCCTGCCGGTCTCAGCGGCGAAGACAGGAAAAGGCTTGGCAATATTAAATGCATCCTTCTCCTCGCTATAGTAACCAGTAGGTACGGTGTAGTCCCTGTAGTATAGGGGTCTATGCACGCCGTCCGACTGCTCCCCTGTGATATATGCCTTGTCGAAAAACTCAAAGCCTTCGGGATGCCATGTGAGTGTGTTCGTCTTACTACCGTTCTTTACCTCATAAAAAAGGACATTTTTATAGTAGTTCTCAAAAGCCGAGGGCACCATAACCTCACCCTTATGGGAAATACACATGAACTGATGGGACATACTGCTGAAGAGCACCTTGTCCAGCCTGTGCTCGTGTGCCCACTTCTCAAGCTCCTCCCTTGATTCAAAGCCTATACCTGCCTGCTGGCGTATAGAAGCAATGAGCAGCTTCGTCTGCTCCTCAGCCGACTTGTATTTCAAGCCGTAAACTTCATCATAAAGTGACATGTCTACCTGCCAATAATAAAGAGTGCTACCTGCGAATGGGTAGCACTCTTTATTAGAATTGATTGCTTTTACAAACGTTCAACGGCAACAACCGTTGTTTCAGGAATGATGTAGGTATCCTCCGTAACCTTCAGCTTCATACCCATAAAGTCCAAAGTGTTCACAAGAAGGATGTCCCCTTCCTTAACCGAAGATACGTCCGGTCCGCACCGAAGTGCTATCAGGGTATGCTCCAAAGACTCCTTTGCAGAATCCGAAAGAACCAAGCCTGATTTAGAGGCAGCCGTCTCCAGCTTAACGAGAAGCATGTCCCGAAGCGGATATACATTATCATTACTTTTCATATTAACCCCTCATGTCAATGTCTACAGTAGTCACTTCCTGAAAATGTATGCAGGCAGGAATCTCATCAATGGCAAACTGCTGTACGCCAGTGGTAGCACCTATGCCTTCCTTCAGGAAGGACTTGAGCCTCGCCGTATTGACCACCGTATTCTCGACGAACGGGATATCCGCAGCACTCAGCTTGTCCATATCATCTGCGGAAACGGTGGCATCATGCTCGATGAGATGCCCTCCGTTATGCTCCCTAAGCCACTCCACAATCTTTTTGCGGTCCTCCGCGTTCTTGTTCGGCTGACAGTAGAAGTTATGCTTTACCGACATACAGCCACCCGAAGCAAGCGAGATTGAGTTCACTCCGCAAGAGTGCATCTCACTTGGCAGGACCACGTTCGCAAAGTGCTCATAAGCCTTCTTGGCAGCATCTGCTGCCGCCTCGGCTGCAAGCTGCTCTTCCTTGAGCTTCTTAAGCTGCTCGCCCATCTCAGACAGGTGCTTGAGCACCTGCTTGTCCGCACTACCTACGCTAAGATAATCAAAATCCTCTGCCATAAAAACCCCCAATGTTCATTTATTTCCTGATGCTGCCATCTTCACCATTTCGGAAGCCAGCTGCTCAGTGCTTTTCTTTACGGTCTCAAGACTTGCCTTGATGATACCCTGTATAACGGATGCTTTCTCTTCCGTCGGTACATCATGTGGCAACTGCCTTTCCAAAGACTCAATAACCGAGATAAACATATCTGCCTGAATATCGGCAGCACCCCTCAGCTCCTGCCTAAACGTGTCCTTTTCCGAATCAGTCATCGCCTACAGAACTTCTCCTCAAACTCCTTCTTCTCTCTCACATAGAACTTTCCGTTCCTTGTATAGAGGACCATCTCCTGACCATCCACTGCATTTGTAGCGTTGATAATCCTTCCCACATCGAGCACGTGATAAGTGTTGCCCGACTTGAGATGTACCACAGGATAGCTTTCCGCCGTCAGCTGCTTAACCATATAAACCTCCTATAAAACTTCTGATTTAAGAATAACGGACTCTTTGTGAATGTAGTATTTATTAATTAATAGATTTACTACATTCACAGGACTCTATTTCTGTACGTTGTCAGTAGTGCACCTTTGCATACGCTCAAGGGTATGCTCAAGACGTTTAAGCACGCCCCTATCCTTATTCCACAGCCGGTAAATCCAATGCACAAAGTCGTGGGTATCCTTGTTAAGTGCCATGAACCTATCAGCATCGGAAATATCAGTATAATGACAGTCACGCAAATCCAGATGGTGCAGGTTCCAAGACTTAGACAAAGGCTTCTTCGTAATGAAATCGAAGCAGTTTGCCCTGTGCTTGCACTTGAGCCTGAACTTACGCCATGCCGATGACATACGGAAATTAAACTTCTGTGCCTGCGTCATATGTACACTCCCAATCATGTGCAAAGGACACCTCGATTCCGGCACACCGAAACAACTCAAGGGCAGCCTCCTCCTGGGACTTATCCTTGTAATGGAACTCGCACACTACCTTCTCTATGCCAGCCTCAATCAAAGATTTTGCACATGTAGGACATGGTGTCATGGATACATACAGAGTGCTTTCCTCCAGACTGATGCCATATCGTGCAGCACGTGCCAGAGCTTTCTGCTCCGCATGTATCGTGCGTACACAATGACCATTTACAAGCAGGTGCCCTGCTTCGTCGCAGGAAGGGCATCCTGCCGGGGAAGAAGCCGCCCCATAGGAAAGTATGTCCCCTCTATAATTCGTGAACAGGCAGGCAACCCTTCCCCTATTGCAGGTCGCCTGCTTGGAAAAAGCATGTACATTAGAAAACATGTACTCATTTCTCATATCAATATGTTTCATTCTCAGCTCCTACAGCCGGTCTTCACAGGAGACACAGCCTTTTTCAATTCATCACGCGCTTTCTTTACAAAAACCTTTTCATGCGGTTCAAGGGACTTTGCTTCCAGCATACTGGTTGCCTCGCTCAAAAGCTCAGCAAGTCCCCTGCATCTCTTCATGTAGGCATCCCGCTCATCCATCAAGGTATGTACCCCATGCCTAAGGTTATTTATGGCTGCTTTCAAACCAGTCATATAACTTCCTTCAAATCCTTGTCCCTTATATAGTCCAGCAGGCTCTTCTTGAGCTTAAGTGCGTTGAGAATGTTCTCGTCCACGTCGGACGAAACATAGTCCACGTACATACAGCTGTGCTTTTGACCCATACGGAACGTCCTGAACTCAGCCTGCTGTCTCACCTCCATGCTGAAAGTATTCGAATAGAACAGCGTCGTGTGGGCAACCTGCAAGTTGAACCCGCGTGCTATCTTGGAACTGTTAGCAACCAAAATATCCAGCTTGCCTTCCTTGAAATCGTCCACGCCGCCTACCACCTTCCATCCTGTGAACAAGCCTGTCCTGTAACCCGCCTCACAGCATAGCTCATAAATCTTGGCAGCCTCAGCACTGTACCTTGTAAGTATGAGCAGCGGCTTGTCACACTCCGCCACGTCACGCATGAGGGCATCCAGCCTCGGATTGCTTTCGCCAAGCCAAACCACTTCGCTCGGATTCAGGTCTTTCTGCTCAAGCTCCTCTTCCGACAGCTCCTCGAAGCCCGAAAAGTCCCAGTCCTCCATAAGGCATTTCTTGCCCACCACGAAACCCGAAGCAATCTGCTGCAACCTAAGGTTGGCTATCAGCTTGTTCTTGGCAGAAGCCTGATAAGTCGAATACTGAACCAACAGGTCCTTCCGCATGGACTCATATGCTGAACGCTGTACGTCGGACATACCCACATGCCGTACAGTATAGAGTGTCTCAGGCATATCCACACAGTCAGTCAGCTTCAGGAATGTAGCAGCCGGGTCAAGAAGTCTCCTGAGTTCATCGGCGTGCTTGTAGGGACCCATGTACCTCGGCTGATGCTTCACGGTCATGTATGTGTCCTCGGTGCACCCGAACAGTGTGCAAGCCTCACGGTAGGAGCTGCAATCATGTATGCCCCTCCATGTCTTCTCGTTGAGAAGCACGTCCACCTCGCGCTGAGAACCATAGCTCGTGGTTACGGTAAGCCGCGTGAACATACCAAAATGTGTCCTGAAGGAATAGTAGTTGCGCCCAAAGTAATTGGGCTCCACGAACTCCATAATTGCCCACAGGTCGGTAGGCCCGTTGGTAACAGGCGTACCCGTGAGCACAGCCCTTACGGGGCACTTCTTGACCGAACTTATTACCAGCTTGCCACGCTTCACGACATCATTAAATGCATAGAGCAGACGCTGACTGCGCAATGAGGAAGGGTTCTTTATGACCGTAGCCTCGTCGATAGCAATCATGTAGCTGCCACTATTAGCCCAGTCTACGATATCCTCCCACTTATGAGGCTGAGAGAACGTATCCACGTTCACGGACACGAACTTGAACTTCTTGTCATCCTGAAAAGGAAAGAGCATTTTCTGCCCTCCTCTTCCGCCTATGCACTGTGCCTCAAAATCAACCTGAAGTTCCTGCCACATGGTACCGTCGTGGTCCTTATCCACGCCATATACCAGCTCATCAAACCACTGCTTGTGCACGTCATTGGGCGCAATGACAAGGAGACCCTGTATTTCGCCGTCAAGGAACTTTACCTGTGCAATCTGCAATGTAGTAAAAGATTTGCCGCAGCCCATCTCAAAGAACAGGGCAATGTTGTCCTGCCCCCTATACCTCTCGATAGCCTTCTTCTGATGCCCGAAAGGAAGCAGGTCAGGTCTATCCGGGTCATGTACCACGGACATAGGCTCAGCACGTCTCTTGCGTACCTGCGAATGGGTTGCCCCAAAAGTAGCGTCCATATAATAGAACCTCCTTATCCAAGCTGCATACTGCTATTATTCGTATAATAGCTGTCGTATGTATGATAATAATCAAGTGTACTCTCCTTAAGAAAAGTGCCCCATTCAGACTCCAGAAAAGCCGAATCCGCCTCATCTACACCCGATTTAAGAACCATAAGGGCAAGGCGCATATAGCCTGCCAAAGTGCTACTTGTCTTCTTCATGAACAGCCTCACTAAGCCATAAAGTAGTCTCTCCAAACTTATTGTAATCAGGGTCATATGCAGGTCCCCAAAAATCAGTCATACGGTAAAGACTGACATAGCCTTGAGGCTCAACGGTAAGCCACTTACCGACATATATGGCAATGAACAGATGGTGCCAGCCCGTCTGCCTGTTGTAGTTGCGTACTATCTCGCAATGACTTGGAGGATAGCACTTGTCCCACAAAGACTTGAAAGTCACTGCATAGTCTATGCAGTTGACCTCCCCGTCAGCATTGAGGTCATACACCTGCGAATGGGTTGCCCTCAGCACATTCCTTATGTACCTGTCGCTCAGCTCATAAGGTATGCCGTGAGCTTTATGTGCGGCAAGCATAAGCAGAAATCCCAAAGCAGCAATGGCAATACCCTTCACAATCCGCCGTTGGAGGGTATACATTCTGTAACGCCTATACAAGATACGTTTGGTCACATACCTCCGCTCAGCCTCATAGTCCAACCGGAGCTGGTCACAAAGTGCAAGAGCATTGTAGCAAGCCATGAACCTTGCATGTACAGGACATTTATCGCAAAGCACACCGCACGAACGGGTCTCGCTCAAGAAGAGGCAGTGTGCCTTAACCTTCGTAAGAGCCTCAATGTTCTT